TTTATGAATGGACTAATAGTATTGTTACTAATAAGTTTCCTTCTTTAAAGTACGATCACCCAAGAGTTGTAATACCTTTCTATGATAGAACAGGTAAGTTTTTTGCATTTCAAGGCCGTGCATTTGGTAAAGAACAACCTAAGTATATCACAATCAAGTTTGATGAAACAAAACAAAAGATTTATGGTCTTGATAGAATTGATTTAAATAAACCTGTGATGATTACAGAAGGTCCTATTGATAGTTTATTTTTAGACAATGCTCTTGCTCTTGCAGGTGCTGATGCTGTTGTAAATATACAACATGAACAATGCACAATGATTTTTGATAACGAACCTCGCAACGAACATATAGTGAACAGAATGAAAACTGCTGTTGATAAAAAATTTAATTTGGTTATATGGCCGGAATCGTTGAAATACAAAGATATTAATGATATGATAATTGCAGGAATGTCATCAACAAAGATTGCAAGTCTTATACATAGTAGTACATATTGCGGATTAGAAGCACATCAACACATAAACAACTGGAAGAAGGTATAAATGGTCTCGAAGGATAATTTAGTAGTAACTAAGCGTAACGGTCGAGGCAAAGAGTCCTTAAATATAGAAAAGATACATTCAATGGTTGGGTTTGCAACCGAGAATATAACAGGTGTTAGTGCCTCTCATGTAGAGATGAATAGTGGTATACAATTCTTTGATGGTATCAACACGGAAGATATACAACAGATATTAATTAAGTCAGCAAATGATTTAATCAGCTTAGAAAATCCTAACTATCAATATGTCGCAGCACGATTATTATTATTCTCTTTACGAAAGAGATTATTTCACAGACTATGGGAACACCCTAGTTTTTTAGACCATATCAAATCATGTATCAAGTTAGAAATGTATGATAAAGATATTCTAGTTAATTACACAGAAGCAGAGATTGATAGACTTAATGGTTTTATAGACCATGAAAGAGATTATAATTTTACTTATGCAGGATTAAGACAAGTCATGGATAAGTACCTAGTACAAGACAGAAGTAATGGTGAGATTTTTGAAACACCACAATTTATGTATATGATGATTGCCGCAACATTGTTTGCTAAATATCCAAAAGAAAATAGGTTGACTTATGTTAAAAAATATTACGAAGCTGTTAGTAGATTTAAAATCAATATCCCTACACCTGTTATGGCGGGTGTTCGAACTCCTCTTAGGCAGTTTGCTTCTTGTGTTCTGGTCGATAGTGATGATACTCTCGAAAGTATCTTTAGTTCCGATATGGCTATTGGTCGCTATGTTGCCCAAAGAGCGGGTATCGGAATCAATGCAGGAAGAATTAGAGGCATCAATTCGAAAATACGAGGCGGCGAAATACAACACACTGGCGTCATACCGTTTCTCAAAAAGTTTGAGTCAACAGTTAGGTGCTGTACACAAAACGGAGTTAGAGGAGGATCAGCAACAGTCCACTTCCCAATCTGGCACCAAGAAATAGAAGATATATTAGTTTTAAAAAACAATAAAGGCACAGAGGATAATAGAGTACGAAAGTTAGATTACTCTATACAACTATCTAAAATATTTTATGAACGATTTATCAAAGACGAAGAAATTACATTATTCTCTCCTAACAATGTACCAGGATTATATGATGCATTTGGGTTACCTGAATTTGATGATATGTATGTGAAGTATGAGAACAGTAAAAAAATACCAAGTACAAAAGTAAGGGCACAAACATTGTTTATGGACCTACTAAAAGAAAGAGCAGAAACTGGTCGTATATATATTATGAATATTGACCATTGTAATACACACAGCTCTTTTAAAGACAAAGTTTATATGTCAAATCTATGCCAAGAGATTACATTACCAACAAGACCTGTACAACACATTGATGACCCAGAAGGTGAGATTGCATTATGTATTTTATCTGCTATCAATCTAGGGTTGATAAAAGAAAAAGATGAACTAGAAGATTTATGTGATTTATCAGTACGAGCATTAGATGAGATTATAGACTATCAAGAATATCCAGTAGAGGCAGCAAAGAAATCTACTGAAGCAAGAAGAAGTTTAGGTATTGGTTATATAGGTCTTGCTCATTTTCTTGCAAAGAATAAAGTTAAATATAGTGATAAAGAAGCACTTGTATTAGTTGATGAAGTTACAGAGGCATTTCAATACTATCTATTGAAAGCAAGTAACAATCTAGCAAAAGAAAAAGGCAAGTGTGATTACTTTCACAAAACAAAATATGCTGACGGAATACTTCCTATTGATACATATAAGAAAGATTTAGACAGCATTATCAAGAGGAAATTAAGTTATGATTGGAATACTCTTAGAGAGGATATCAAGAGCAGCGGGCTCAGACACAGTACCCTTTCCGCTCAAATGCCGTCAGAAAGCAGTTCGGTTGTTTCAAATGCTACGAACGGTGTTGAACCGCCTAGGGATTACTTATCTGTTAAGAAAAGTAAAAAAGGAACGCTCAAACAAATAGTTCCTGATTACAATAGACTAAAGAATTTCTATACACTATTATGGGATATGCCAAGTAACGAAGGTTATATAAATGTTATATCTGTTATGCAAAAGTATTTTGACCAGGCAATTAGTGGTAACTGGAGTTACAATCCAGAAAATTATAAAGACAATGAAGTACCCACATCTGTTATGGCAAATGATTTACTAACAACATATAAATTAGGATGGAAAACATCTTACTACCAGAATACATATGACGCTAAATCAGATGTAGATGAACCTACACATACACTTGGTTGGCACGATAATGTAGAAGAAGAACCTAAGGAGATTATATTAGATGACCAAGAAGAATGTGAAGCCTGCGCCATCTAAATACTTTCACGAAGTAATGAAAGAAGAACAAGAGTTGTTGAAGTTGAGTTATGAGGAGTCAGTAAGACAAAGAGAAGAACGAAAAAATAGAAAGAGAAAAATAATAAAATGACAAAAGTATTTAACACAAAAAAAGTAGATTGGCTAAAACAACCAATGTTTTTTGGCGCTGAGCCAAACACTCAACGATTTGACCAACAGAAATATCCTGTATTTGAAAAGTTGAACCAACAACAATTAGGTTTCTTTTGGAGACCTGAAGAGGTATCGTTACAAAAAGATAGAAACGATTATCACTTATTGTCAGATGACCAGAAACATATCTTTACATCTAATCTAAAGTATCAAACATTATTAGATAGTGTACAAGGTCGTGGTCCATGTCTAGCATTTTTACCTTTCTGTAGTTTACCTGAATTAGAATCTATGTTAGTTGCATGGGACTTTAGTGAAACAATACATAGTCGCTCTTATACTTACATAATGAAAAATGTTTACCCAGACCCAACAGCAGTATTAGATACGATTGTTGAAACGCCAGAGATTATGGCAAGAGCTAAAACTGTAACCGAATCATATGATAAGTTTATTGAATACTCACATAAGTTTCACATGATGGGAGAAGGTAACAGAAAAGAATTAAAAAGATTATTATATCTAACACTTATCAATGTAAACATACTAGAAGGTATACGATTTTATGTTTCATTTGCCTGCTCGTTTGCATTTGGTGAATTGAAACTGATGGAAGGTAGTGCTAAGATTATATCTCTTATCGCAAGAGATGAGAATTTACATTTAGCAGTATCACAAAACATTATAAATAACTATCGCAACAAAGAGAACGATAAAGAGATGTTGCAGATTATGAAAGAAACTGAACAAGAAGTTTATGATATGTATGATACAGCAGTTCAACAAGAAAAACAATGGGCAAAGTATTTGTTTAGAGAAGGTTCTATGATAGGATTAAATGATATTCTATTGAATCAATATGTTGAATATATGGCAAACAAAAGAATGAAAGCAATCGGCTTGAAAGTACAATACGACCAACCACAGACGAACAACCCTTTACCATGGACACAACATTGGTTGAATAGTCGTGGCTTGCAAAATGCACCACAAGAAACAGAAATAGAAAGTTATGTAGTTGGTGGCATTAAACAAGATGTCGAAACAGATAGTTTTAAAGGATTTAAATTATGAACAACCCAAATCTAAAAACGGTATGTGATGGTTGTAGTGCGAACTACATAGTTAAACATGACCTACCTGACGATTACATAGAACAATACTGTCCTTTTTGTGGCGAAGAACATGAAAATATAGAAGAAGATGTTATTGATTATGACGAAGATAGCGAATAAATGGACCTATCAAGAAAAAATAGTTGAAGAACTACCAGAGGATTGTGAAGCGTTTGTTTATCTAATAACAAATCTAATTGACCACAAAAAGTATGTAGGTAAGAAGTTAGCAAAATTCAAAACTACCAAGAAACCACTTAAAGGTAGAAAGAACAAAAGACGAGGCACAAAAGAAAGTGATTGGAGAACCTATTGGGGTTCAAATACTCATTTAGTTGATGATGTACTTAGATTAGGTGAACACAGATTCACCAGAGAAATATTATACTACTGCCCTAGTCGAGGGGTCGCAAGTTATCTAGAAGCAAAAGAACAGTTTGAGCGAAAGGTGCTTGAATCAGCTGAATACTACAATGGTATTATAAATGTTCGCATTGGCGGTTCTGAAATTTTACGAAAATCGCTCAAGAAAATATCAAAAATCAAATTTGTCTAAATATGAGTAGGTGCAACCCGATAGGGGCGTATCTAAATCCGAAATTTGATTTGATATCTCAAACTTCACAACTTTGGCGTGAGTAATGGCACAGGTAAAACTATTTGTAAGTAAAATTCTAAAAATCTTTAAGAGAAATTCCTATCGACCAGAGAGGCATTACTTTAGAGGTCGCAGAATAGAACAAAAGTAGAACAAAGTTAGTCATTATTCACAGCCAAGAGTATCAAAAAGTGTTGTATTTTTACAACAACCTCAATTAAATCCCCACAATCGTATAAGTCATTGATTTTATTGACTTTTAATATTCATTTTTATGAAGAAAGTGCTTGCAATTAAGCCAGAATAGTGTATAGTATAAGAATAATAACAAAAAAGAAAGATTATACATTATGACTATACAACAAATATACGACAAATTTGCGACTTTACAAACTTCATCTGATAAATTATTTTTTATTGATGAGTTAAGATTTTTAACTAATAATAAAATTATTAAATTTGACTTAAACTTTGATTCTATTGAAGAATCAATTATGAACGAACAATAATATGAAAAACAAACCAGTTTATGTTCGTACATCTTCCATTATAATATTTTTTATTGTAATGGCAGTTATGTTTCTTTATGGGGCATACTTAACAAATGAAATGCTTGCATTACAAGCAGTTTAGGAGATTATATTATGATTACTTACTTACAATTTAT